GGGAACCGTTTGCACCTGAACCACCTACGTTAGCTGTGCTACCGTTAGCTGGGAAAGATACTGCGCCCATACCAGCTAAGTTCATACCTGGGTTAAGTGCCATAATGTTTGCGTCTTCGTACAGCTTGTGATTGTGGCAGTACTCAGACATCCATGCAAGCTTGTTAGATTCAGTAATACCTGTAGCTTCCTCAATGATAGGAGCCCAAGTGTTTCTGATCTCAGCTTCGTTAATTAAATTTGCCATTTTTGAATGATCTTTTTTTATTTGTTTATTCGACATTCGATGGGCTTTCTGCTTCTTTCGCCCTATTCGTCGATCAGTTTATATATCTTCTTAATTTTTGCTTTTTTGCAAGAGTTAAAAAGGAGAGTGAATTAACACTCTCCCCTTAAATTTATAGAATGAACAGATAGATTATTTGTTAAATCTCTTCTTGAATTGCTCAGCGTAACCAGTTACATCGTATCCAAGGCCTTTGTTCTCTTCAACTTCTTTCGACTCTTTAATCATTTCGATCTTCTCCATTACTGAGGCAGATTCTCTTAGATCTCTAGTTTGCCAGAAGTTTCTTACTTGGTATTCTGTTTCTAGTTTATGATACTTAGATTGAGCTAAAATTTGATTATGCTTAGCTTCTGAAAGGTTTGACCATACATCAGCGTATTCTGCTGGCATTGCCTCTAGTACGAATGGCTGTGCCTGTCTAGACTCAACAATCATATTTGATTTTTCGATTAGAGAAACAATCTCAGATTCTGTCATGAAACCTCTCTTAGAAACAATTTGTCTAACTTCAGTTTTTGCAGCTTCGTTAAGCTCGTTGTATTTAGACTGAGTTGTTGAAGATACAATTCTAAAGAATGATGGATTCTCATTCTCAGCTTTAGTTGCGCTTTCAACTAGTGCGTCTAACTTAGAAGAAACTTCTTTCTTGTAAGCTTCTAATGGATCTGAAGCTCCATCTTCGCCTTCGTCTTCTGGCATTTCTTCATCAGCCTCTTCTTGAGTACCTTTGTCTTCTTCAGAATGTACTTCTTCTGGAGCATCAACTCCATCAGCAGCACCTTCAGCACCTTCTTCTGCTTCTTGTCCAGCTTCTTCGCCGTCAGCACTTACGTCACCTTCTTCAGAGTTGTCTCCAACTTCTTCAAGTTCAGCTTCGTCTTTCTTAACAACTTCTTCACCTTCAACGCCAGCTTCTTCACCTTCAACGTCACCTTCTTCTTCAACTACTAAGTTTTCGTTGATAGATTCAGCAATGTACTCAGCATATTCTGAGATTGACTGCATGTTTTCTTTTAGATAGTTAACGTACTCAATGATGTTCTCACCTGAGACGGTGCTTTCATTGTGAGCTTCAGCTAGATAGTTAGCAAAGTCTTTCAACTTAGCAACTCCTTCTGCAACGTGCTCAGTATACTGAATACCTTCGTCTAGTTTTTCTGCAACATGTTCAGAGTATTGAATAGACTGGTCTAACTTTTCAGCTAGAGCTTCAGAGTATTGAATACCTTGATCTGTTTTTTCTGCAACATGCTCGGTGTACTGAATAGACTCATCTAGCCTTTCAGTCACATAGCTAACGTACTTTTCAAGTTTGTTAACGCTTTCTGCGATATGGTCGCTGTGACCAATCACTTTAGTAATTTTCTCATCAACGCCAGCTGCTTCTTCATCAGACTTTGCGTCGATAGCCTCCTTAATTGCCTTAATCTCTTTAGCAAGATAATGTGAGTACTTGTTAAAGTCTTCAGCCTTTACGAATTCTGCCATGTTTTGATTTTCTTTTATTTGTGTGTCTGTGTTTTCTATAATGTTAGCCACTTCTCCCATCTCGTAGATGTATAGTCCTTCGTCGTTGCTAAAGCCGTAAGACTCATTTACTCTTTTTAGCTCAGCGTTCTCGAAACCGGGATCTGCTACTAGGTCATAAGTAAAAAGCTGCTTGATCTTAACTTTACCGTTAGATTCAACAGCACCTGCAGCTCTTGACGAGATTTGAAGTGGTACACCAGCGTCGACTAGTGCTTTGGCTTGACGACCAGCATCTGTGTCTAGAAGTCTGATCTTACCACGTACTTCTTTTGTATCTTTATCATAGTAAAGTTCTTCTACTATGTGTGACACGTTCTTTAAAGAAGTATCGAATTGTGTTGGGTGATCTAACTCGCCCAAAAGCTTTGAAGACTTAATTTTTGCTTGAAGAGCCTCAATCTGTGGAACATATTCATCTTCCGTATAGATTCTGTTGTTTCTGTTCTTTTGATCTATTTGACCAAAAATACCCTCAAGCACATAGTCTTTGTTTTCATTCTTATCAACCGTAAGTGCCGATGAGGACCTCTCAACAATCAATAAATCTTTGCTATTTTTCATTCTATGTGTTTTTCTATTTTTAATATATATCAGCTTTGCTTATGTAAATATCTTATTATATGTCAAGGTCTAGGTCATCAGCGCCACCTTCGTCGCCACCTTCGTCATCTTTTTTCTCTTCCTTGTCGACATCTGCGTCTTCTTCTTTCTCTTCAGCTTTAACCTCATTAAAGAATTTTGTTAGCTTATCTAGCTCTCCACTAGCAAAAGAACCCTCACCATACTCATCAAAAAAGTATTGTTGGAATTCCTTCTCTGTTTGATAAGCTTGGATAGCTCCAAGTATCTCTGCAGACTTAATAGTCTCACCTGAGTCTAATGTATAATCATCAACATATACAGTTGACTCTTCGCCTGCTTTCAGTGCGTCTTCGTTTACCTTTTTAACGAATGATTCGAATGTTCTATAAATTTTCATAGTTTATATATCTTTTAAAATCCCATACCGCCCGTTTCATCTTCGCCACCGCCTTCTCCAGCATCTTCCATACTAGCTTTAGCCTTTGCAGACTCGTTGGCTTGAATCTCATCGTCGGTAAGTTTTAAGTACTTCTTAACAAGGTATGCCTGGTCAAAATAGTACTCTTCTTCCATTGTTTCTTGGTTTGTTGTCATTAAGCTATCTCGCATACTACCAATAAATTCTAGTCTACGTTCCATGATTTCCATATGCTTTAATTCAGCAAACATATTCTCTTCATTGAATCTTAAGGCAACCTGAGTTTTAAACTGTGGATCTTCACTAAACTCCGGGTACTTTAAACACATTTGAATATAGAGTGGCTTAACTAAGATCTCTTGGAACGTTGATCTTAAACGTTTGATAAACTTGCTAAACTTGATCTCATCACGGATCATACCGTCTGCTGCAAGGTTAAAATCTCCACCGCCATCTTCATATAAGAATCTTGAGTAAGGAATTTTAGATACGTGCTTTAACTTATCAGAGAAGTACTTAAGTGCTTCAGTATCTGATAAATCTGGTCCATCACCGCCAAGAGTTTCAATCTCTGGGCTTTCACCCTCTTTACTTGGTAACCAGTATTCTTTGTTGAACTGTAGCATTGGCTGGCCATCTGTGTGCAGTGTTGCACTTTCCCAATCAAAATCAACATTCTCCTTATAAGAGTTCATCAGTTGTGCCAAGGATTGCTTAGCACGAGTCTTAGACTTACCTCCAACTGGAATAATAAACTTCATTCTAAACGAAGCATTAGTCACGGCCCATACAACTCTAGTATGTTCCATAATTCTTAATAAGTTAAATGCTCTGATTAGTCGTTCTAGATAACTTACGCGGCTTGCCGTTGTAATTGAAGAGTAAGATATGTAAAGAACCTGCGAATCGTAAAGTTTACGTTCTTTTGTTGGATCGTCTTTAAATTGTACCCAAACTTTTTTACCATCATCATGGTTGTAGCCTGGAATAAGTGTAATCGGATCAATCTCTTTGAAACCAATAATCTCAGTTTGATCTGGATTGTAAATAATCTCAAAAGCTAGGTAACCGTCTATCAAGAACTTTCTAAAGTAGTACCAAGCTGATTGGTCTGTGTTAAAACCAAAATAGTGGTAGATCTGTCTAAAATATTTGTTAAGGTCTTTCTCAACCTTTTCAGAGACATCAAGTCCTAAGATTTCTGGTTGACAGAAAAAGTTTTTATCATCATAAACTACAGTCTCATCGCAAAGAATGTCTAGAATATCTTCAATCTCATCATTGATTGAAAAGGCTCTGAGTTCTTCTCTCTTCTGTTGATATTCTTGGTCAAAGAACGGAATGTTCTTCTTAAGGTTAATGTCGGTCATCGACAGCGCAGCAAATGCACCGTAGATGTCATCATTGTCAATACCCATTGGATTCATCTGACCATAGCCAAACATATCCTCCATTGGGCCTATTGCCTGAGACTGGCGTAGAACCATGTCATCATAACGCATACCGAATGATGAAAGCGACTTCAACGTATTCGATAAGTTAAACGGTTTGCTACCGTAACTTAAAGGTCCGTTTCTTTTATTTGTATAACCTGCCATATTATGATAGTATTTTCAATTTTATATATCTCATTTCTTAAGGTAGTTTTTGAACTGTGCTCTAATTTTACCTACTGAAGCCCCGTTTAGTTCAATAAAGTCACAGAGCGCTATTCTAGCCCAGTTTTCATAGTTAACAATTGCTTGATTAGATTTCAAGCTTGGAATATATTGTCTTACTGCAAAACCTAGGCCAAATTGATCTAAAAATGATTTTGCACCAACATATGTTAGTGGGATCTGACCCTGTGCTGTTGCCTTACCACTCTTACCTAAGGTCTTTGATTTAATTTGCCCTGACATGCGTTCATAAATCATATCAAGCATATCCTCTTTAAAGTTTACGGGTAGCAAATTAAGGTTTATACCAAAGTCATTACCTTCAGCTGGATCTAGAGCCAGTACTACTGGATTACGATCCCACCACTCTAAAGTTTCTGCATGTTTAGGGTTGTCATATCTAAAAACATGAATCATACCGGTTCTAAATCTAGCACCTGTTTTCATAACCGCACCTTCGCGGATATTTTTACTACTCTCTAAAAACCAAGACTCAGCAGCCTTTTTGGCTGCGTTTTTACCACCAGCTTCTCTACTTAATTCCCTTATATCTTTTTTAATCTGGCCCATATTAACCTAGAGTCTTTTCAGTAAGTACAATGAAACGCCAGCCGCGAGCTTCAGCCCACTGTTTAGCATATGCGTATTTGTCTCTATTTTTTATGTATTGCTCTGCCAAAAACTTATATGAGTTAAGAGCCTTCTTTGAATTCTTGGTTGGTGGCTTTGGCTTTTTGATCTGAGCTTCTGGTTTCACCTCAACTAAAAACTCTTTTTCACCTTCTTCTGTTTTGGTCTTCATGTAGAAGTCTGGATAATATTTATGTTCTTTATTATCTATAGATGACCAATATTTAATTGTAACAGGTTCGCTAGACCATTTTAGGACATGGTCTCTAGTGTCACACATAATCATGAACTTGCGCTCCCATGAACTTCTGTAGATGATGGGAGTGGGGCCAATATATTTGTCTGGATTAGTAGGTTTAAAATAACCTTGAATGTGGCCTGAATTATTACTTGGCTTTAAGTTCTTTATCGACATTAGATGTTAAACATGCCACCGTCGTGATCTGAGCCGTTTCCACTAATACGGTCAATTGACAGTGTGTTCTTATACTTTGTTGGGTGAATTTTATTCCAGCCTTTTGCGTAGCCTCTTTTTGCTATCTCAGTATAGTATGCAAATGCGTTCTTGTATTTCGGGTTAAAGTTCTGCCAGTACTTTAGTAGGTCTAACATGGCAAACTGTAGACAGTCATTTCGATCATCTTCGTTTACATATGTTAATTTTCTAATTGCACGTTCTGCAAGAAGCACTAACATCTTCTCAGCGTCTCTTGTCAGTTTACCTTCTTCCTTTGACTTTACAATTTCGTTGTAAAGGTCTTTATTGTTGAGATAGTTCTTTTTCTTGGCCACCTGGATCATTCTTTTTATTTTTATGTATATTATAAACAAAAAAGCCCATTTGTTTCCAAACGGGCTTCTTGACTATTAAAAGTCTAATGGATTTATGTCAATTCTGAACTAGGAAGTTCAATTGCTCTCTTCTCAATTCTTAATGGTTTATCGTCTTTAAAAACAGTCAGAAGATCTGTTTTTCCAGCTGAAGAATATTCCATTGCATCTATCAATACCGTAGTACCTTTGGTTAGACCGTCAAAATCAACTTTA